CAAGAATGCGACGTTGAAGGCGATTAAGGATACCTGGTTGGGCGACCTTGACGACTCGGCTCTGACCAGTCAGAAGCTTGTGGAGTTCGCACAGTGGCGGATGAGTAAAGAGGGTGGCGGTGTTCAGGCGCAGACAGTCGGTAATGATCTCTCCCACCTGGGCGCGGTGCTGTCCGTGGCGCGACCGGCCTGGGGCTACGAGGTAGATCCGCTGGCCATGCCCGACGCGCGCAAGGTGTTACGAAAGCTAGGTATGGTGAGCAAGAGCAAGGAGCGCAACCGTCGGCCGACGCTCGATGAGTTGGACAGGTTGATGAAGCACTTTTTCGAAATGCAGGTTCGTCGACCTGAGTCGATCAACATGCCGAAGATGATTGCCTTCGCGCTTTTCTCGACGCGCCGGCAGGAGGAGATCACGCGGATTCGCTGGGATGACCTTGACGAGTCTCGTCAGGCCGTCCTGGTGCGTGACATGAAGAACCCCGGGCAGAAGATCGGCAACAATGTGTGGTGCCATTTGCCCGATGAGGCCTGGGCGATCCTGCAGAGCATGCCGAGGACTGAGCGGGAGATCTTTCCGTACAACTCCAGGTCGGTATCCGCATCGTTTACGCGGGCATGCCCATTGCTGGGGATTGAGGACTTGCACTTCCATGATTTAAGGCATGAAGGGGTGAGCCGTTTGTTCGAGATGGATTGGGACATTCCGAGGGTCTCGAGTGTGTCTGGTCATCGAGATTGGAATTCTTTACGAAGGTATACGCATCTGCGTGGAAGAGGAGATCAATATGCTCAATGGCCGTGGTTGAAAAAACTGTTTAATAATAACTTGGCAGTGTTGTAGTTTTCATTATTAAAAGGGGGTAGATGTGGGTGTGAAGGATCTGGTCGAATTATTGGCGAAAAATTTAATAGCTTTGGTCGTTGTGGTTATTGCGTTTGCGAGTGGGGTTTATTATTTGGTAGATGGCTTTCGCGATCTGGCGGAAAAGAGGCAGGCTTTGTCTCAGCAGGTCCAAGCCTTTGAAGCTGAGAAGTCAGAGTTCAAAGTGCAGCAGATTAAGGCAGAATATGATCTAAAAGAACGCATTGCTGTTGTGGCGCGTCGTGAGCAAGAGGTAGACAAGCGTAATGCTCTTCTCGAATCGAAAGAAAGGGCTTTAGCCATTGCGGTCGATGGTCTTCAGCAACAGACTGTGATGCTTAGCAAGGAGCAGCGTGCTAAGGACGCGGAAGATAAAATTGAACGTTTGATAGCCCAGTTTACTGATTTGGGAGTCAATTTATACGATAACCCCATGTGCTCTAATACAGAAGCTGTCAGAAAATATAATACCGCAAAAGCAGTGTTCTCAATGATAAACTCACTGGCTAGGCAAAACTTCATGACTGGTAGGTATAGCGATTTTATAAATAAGCATCGAGGTCGGGATTTTATTGATTGTCGATAAGGAAAAAAGGGGCGGGCGCCCCTTTTGTTATGCCGCTCTTCCCATTAGCTGGTTCTGCTCCTTAGTTGCCTTTTCTCGTTGGCGGTCAATGTAGTCGGCGAGGTCTTTTAAGTGGACTCCAAGCGCTGCCTTTTGAGTGTCTGCCCCTAAGCGAACAACTGGGATGTCAATTTCACCATCAAGTCTTTTGCGTTTAAACTTTTCCACAGTTAAATGCATGTAGTCAACGCACACTCGGTCGAGTGGAATTACAGCTTGTCCGTTGTACTGAGCCATCAGCAAAAAAAGTGTGTTCATGCTGCCGCCTCCATCTCGCTCACACTCAGTCCTACGGCAACTGGGCGCACCCACACCGGCATGTTATGGAGCATAAAAGTCTCACCGGCTTCGGCCAGTAAAAGAGTGGTTCCCATAACGTGTGCGATGGCCTCCGCTGCGGCCGGCGGTACTGCATTGCCGATTCGCTCGCGCCATGCTTGATCACTGAGGCCATCCAGCTCGAACTTTTCTTCCGGTTCAACCAGACTCTGCAGTGCGGCCAGTTCCAGCGTGGTAAATGGCCGGTGCCAAGTGCCGTCAAGGCTTTCGATCACGCAGGTCAGTCGATCATCCGCCGCCGGCATGCGGGGATCCGCAACTGACCACCTGCCGTTGTCTTGGCGAGCGCTTGCTGACACTGCGCCCGCTTGATTCCCCCAACCAACAACGCCGTAGTGCCCGCCGGTCAGGTAGGCATCGCCTTTCTGTCGTTTCATTCCTGGACGAGGATCAGCGATCGATAGTTGTCCACCCTGGACGCCCTTTCCGCCGGCAATGATGGTGGAGCTGTGGCGATCAAACTTCATGACAGTCAGGTTGTTGCTGTGCCGTTTCCAGTTCGGCCGTGGATCTGCGACGCTAAAAGTCCCTTGCCCGGGCGATTTCACACCGATGATCGCGCCCGTGGTTTCGTCCCAGCGGCGAACACCATATTGCTGGTACTGGAGGGCTCCGGTTTTTGCGCGGGGATCTGCGACCGAGAACGCTCCGTTTGTTGGGCTTGAGCGGCCGGCGATAGTGCCAGGCGTGTCGCACCAGTTATGTACGCCCATATAGCCGGCGCGGTAGCCAGGCACGATCACCAGGTCACGCAGATAGCCGTCCTCGATGACCAAATCGTTCAGGCTACGCCAGTCCTTGCCGGCTTCTACCAAAGCAAGACGAACCCACGTTTTCCACTGGAGAGCTGGAACTCGGTGCATTGGTCCGGCGGCGTTGATATCGCCAGCGAGAGGCATACGGCTCAAAATTGAGCCGACAGACTGCAATGTCTTTTTCTCCGGTTCGTAAAGAAACGGTGGCACTTTCTCGACGTGACGAGCAACCAATAAGAAGCGCTTGCGACTTTGCGCCAAACCGCCAATGACACCGCAGTCATGTGTCGTCTCCGCCACGGCATAACCGTAATGGTTGAGCAGCTTGTTGATTTGGTCGAGCAGGTGCCGGCCGCGAGTGGCCAGACGCGGCACGTTCTCGAAGACGATCAGTGATACCGGATCGTCCTTCCATGCTTCACACATCAGCCAGATGCATCGCAACGTCAACTCGTTCAGGGCCTGGTACTTCGGCGTTAAGCTCATGGTCTCCGATAGCAGCCCTGAAGCGCCTTTGCATGGGCTGGAGATGAATACGGCATCAGGGCGCTCGTTGTTCGCGGCGCAGCGCAGATCGTCGGCACTGGCTTCGACCCATCCCATGGGCGGCTCTTTGCTGTGGAATCGGGTGTACTGGTCGCGCGTGAACAGATCCATCAGCGTGCCATGAACGCCGGACAGTCGCTCGAAGTCGCGCAGGCCGGCCGGATCTACGTCCACACCACCAATGCATCGCCACTCGGCTTGGATGTGTCCAACGATCGGCTTGGCTCGGTTGAAGCCTTTGGCACCACCGCCCAGGCCACAGCACATGTGGAAGTGGTTGAGAACGCGCTTAAGCATTGGCGTTCTCCTTTTCAGTAGTCGTATACCCCTCAGCAGGCTGCGCGGGCGGGCGATTCTGAGCGATTAGCGTTGCATTGGGTGTGGCTGCCTCGCGCAGCTTTTCGTGGGGTATGAGCGCCTCGGTGGTGCTGCTGGAAGAAGCAATAATGCCTGCTGCTGCGCAGCAGAGGCTGTTTGTTTCTAGTGTGTCGACGCTGGCTTCCTCGCGGAGCAAAGCGGTCGTGGATTGGGTGTTTTGCTGGTCCTTTTGCATACCGCTTTTCTCCGAGGTTCGATTGCTCGGTGGTTCATCGGGCGCTGGTGAGGCATGTGCCGTGTTCCGGTGGAGATTGGATTGGGAGCAGGTCAGACTCATGCGGCGCTCTCCTGATTTGCAGGCTCAAGTAGCGCTGCGATGGCGAGCGCCTGATCACGCAGGGTGCGTGTGTCGCGTTCCAGTTTTTTGCCGGTGCGAAAGGCGCTGAACGTTTCAGAGGCGATCCGGAGTTTCTCAGCGATTTCCAGTAGGGTCAGTCGTTCTTGTTCACCCAGTTTTGAAGCAGCGAGGGCTCGCTCGTAATGGGCGTATAACTGCTTGTACTGATCCCGAGCCTCATAGGCAGAGTCTTCCAATTTTCGCATCGCTTCCCAGTTCTCATGACGCTGTCTGGTTTTACCTTCCTCCATTCCGTCTTCAAACCCGACGATGCCCCCGTCTTCATGGCCCTCGCTGTAACCCTCTGAATAGCCATCGGTGCGGCCGCTTTTGAAGCCGTCCCTGTAGGCGATCCAGTAGAGGGCGCCCGCTGTAAGGGCGATTGCTATCAGTGCGCAGATCTGAATTGCAGTCATGTGGTGTGCTCCTGGTGATGTCATCGGCTGGTGGTGGCAGCCGCTCGGTTTGTGGTTGTCACTCGTTGGTGTTGTCCTGCTGTCGCTGCATGTCTTCGTCGGCCTTGTAGGCGCGGATGTCGATCAGGGAGGCGACGTGGCGGATGTGGGCGTACTTGGGTGCCTTGCGGCTGGTGTCCAACGTGGTGATGGGGAGCTGGATGCGGCCGCTGCTGATCTCGGCCACAAACGATTGCTCGTTGAGGTTGCGGAAGTACTGCTCGCGCACTTTCTCCAGCGGGATCAGGACGTCGCCGAAGATGCGGTAGAGCAGTTCTACGGTGGCAGAATCCGGTGCCGGGTGCAGGCGCAGCGGGTTTTGTGCTGTGTTACTCATGGCTTTGTTGGGCCTCCTTGCGTTGTTTTCTGGCCGGGTGGTTCCAGGCGTTCAGGCAGTGCCGTTTGGTCAGCTCGCGCAGATGTTCGGGCACTTCGAGGAGCGCGGCGTTGCGCTCCTCTCGTGTCCGCATGGCGATGATCTGGCGGGCGTATTCCCTAGGCCACGTCACGGTTGTCTGCCGGGATGGCAGGCAGGTCGATGCCCAACTGTTCGGCCAGCCAGCGGATGCCGGGTTGTTTCACCCGGGTCGACTGGCTGTGCTGCATGCCGAGTTGGTCGTGGTACCACTGGCCGTCCTTAATGCGCAGGTAATCGCGGTCGCGATTGGGGTAGGCCGGTAGGTTCCTCTCATTAAGCAGGCCTTTTTCCCGCATGCGAGCGATGAGCTTTGGCCGGGTGAGGCCGAGTTGGGTTGCGGCTTGGGCGAGGTTGCGTTCCATAGCGTCCCCCTCATGCCGCGTGCGCGGCTGGGGTGGCCGCTGCAGCGAGATGGTTGATGGACTCGGTGACTTTGCCGTAGATCTCGACATCGGTGCCGTACGCGGTGAAGCACCGGGTGTGCGGGCTCTTGTTGCCGATGCTCAGGATGGTGGTGACGCCCGAGCGCGATTGCGTGCGGTGCAGCGCTACATGTAGAGGGTAGTCGAACCCCATGTCGAGGCTCAGCACGCCGCCGGTGCGTACCAGTTCGAGCACCCGTTGCTTGTCCGAGACCTCGAAGCGGCCATATTCGCGGCTGGCGTGCGGGCGGTGCACCAGGTCTGTGGTGTTACTCGCGTCGAACGGGCCATTGGCGATTTCTTCGATAAAGTCGGCCAGCTTGAGGTGCGTTTTCTTGTCGTTCTGCAGGGTCAGCGTGTGGCGTTCGCTGCCTAGCTCAACGACGAAGGTGCTCTCCGTCGTGCCGCGCTCGACCTTGAGCCGGAACGCCAGGCAATCACGCTTGGGCGCTGTCCGGAGGACATGGTTGAAGGTCTCGGTCAGGTTGACCTGGGCGTTGAGCAACTGCAGGGTGCGATTGTCGATTTTGTACTTGATCATGCTGCATGCCCTCCACCGTTCGGATCGAATGGGGTGGAGGCAGTGCGAGCTTGCTGCTTCGGTTTGCTGGTGACAAACGAGCAGCCGCTCTTACGGGCCAGGCGGCGGATCTCGAAGATTCGGAAGGGGTCTGCAGCGGTCGGATGGACGTGCAGGGTTGCTGTGGTGTGCATGGTTTTGCCTCGCTCTGTGGTGGAAGAGTGAGATTAATATCAACCGATGGCTGCCAAATGTCAACTTTTGGTTGATTTTGTTGGTTGTGATAGAGGCATAGAGCTATCATTGTGTGCACCCCAATAAATTCGCCTCTAACGAGCGCTTGTGCATAGAGCATATGAAATGAGGTTCTAAATGGATTTTCCCGGCGAAAAACTGATCTTACGCCTTTGGGACACCCTTGCTGTAAGCGGAGTTAGTACTCTACTAAAACCTTGGCAGATAAAGCGTGAGGGATCTGCTCAGATTGAAATTCGTCGTTTAGAGCTTCTTTCGATGGCTCAGGCTGAGGTGGATGCAGAAAAAATAAAAGATGGGAGCAAAAGTTTGCAAGACTTTATGCCCCGAAATAACCTTTTGCTTCAAAAGCATTCTGGCGATTCTATTGAAGATCGTGTCGAACCGATATTGATGGCTTCAGACGTTTTTGAAAAATCTATCGAACAAATGATCGGTGATAACGTTCGAAAAAGCATTAATGTTTCCAAGGCAGTATTATATGCTGAAGATCATTTAAAGCATAAGGCCGGTCTGGGGACTGATACTGCGGTAGAGAAAGATTGGGTTCATCGATGGCGCGAGCTTGTGGGCAATGTCTCATCAGAAGAAATGCAGCGCTTGTGGGGCCGTCTTTTAGCTGAAGAGGTAGAATCCCCTGGTTCTTTTTCTTTACGATGCCTTGAATTTATAAAAAATCTCTCTCGCCAAGAAGCGCATCTAATTGAGCGGCTTGCAAAGGTTAGCTTCAATAAGAATATTTGGGGTGATGATGATGTTCTTGAGGAGTTTGGCTTTAGCTTTGATGATCTAATGGAACTTCAAGGATTAGGCGTGATCTCAGGCGTAGAAGCTGAAGCCTTGATAAGTAGTGTTCCCTTTGCCGATTTGGAAGAAGGGCGGTTTAGAACATTAATCGTGTTATCAAACAAAAAGCTGCTGGTTATAAAAAGTGACGACTCAAATAGTGTGAACTATAAATCTTATCTTGTTACAAAGTTAGGGCAGCAGCTATTAAAACTGAGTTCGGTAGATCCTGAAATTGGCTTCTTCAAAAAGTTTTCTGAAATGCTAATATCAAAAGGGTTTTCTGTTATTCTTGTTAAATATTATGAGGTTGAAAGCGGCTATTTTGAGTGGGAAGATGATGATGATGATGATGAACTAAAGTTGAATCTCTAACTTTTTGGAACTATTCCGGGATGAAAGAGCCAACTACTTTTCCGCAAATATGAGTTTCCTCTGTAATTTCAATAATTGGATATTGAGGATTGATTGGCCGTAAAAATTGGCGGCCAGCATCTTCTACTAGTATTTTAAACGTTGCTTCATTTGTCCGGGGAACTCTAGCAATGACCCTGTCTCCGGTTTTTGTTTCTGCTTCGGGATCTACAAAAATTATGCATCCTGCAGCATAACTACGCCCTGGTCCCGGATTCGTCATTGAGTCACCGAGAACTTTCAGTGCATACCCATGGTTGCTGATCGGTACTGGGCAGGATAGCCAATAATCAGCATCGTAATTCTCAAAATTTGAGATCGCCTCGCACCATGCTCCAGCCTGAACCCACGATATCAATGGAACCTTTCCATAACGTTGATTGATTTCGCTAACGTTGCTTACCTCACCAATGCCTATTTTGCGAATATTACTTTCGCCAGTTTGTTCCTTCGGCAGCACTCCGTACTCAAGCCACTCCCTCCTAACCTTCAGCCAAGAGCAGAGAGCAGACATGCTGTCTGCTTCAGCCATTGCTTCACCATTCAGCCATTTGCTGATTGCTTGGGTAGTCTTATTTAGGCCCAAGCTTTTCAGTTGACGATGGATATCCACGCCTCGTCCGCGATTACGCACACCGGCATTGTCGAGGGCTTCGTGTAGGCGCTCGCTGAAAGCTGCGCGGAGAGAATTTTTATCAACCATGAGTTGAGAGTCTCACAAAGGTTGCGCAATAGTCAGTTGATCTATAAAATCAACCGAAAGTTGATAAATGGAGGTTGTCATGTTGGACCCCGTAGATTTTCCGAGCGCGATTGCGTATGCCTTTGAAGCAGTAGGTGGCATTGGGGCCGCCGCCAAAATATGCAATCGAAGCTCTCAAGCTCTGAACAAATGGCGTCAGGCTGGATGCCTGCCGCGAACGGATTACACCGGTGAAACCAAATACGCTGAGCTTTTGGCTAGTGCCGCAGAGCGGAAAGGCAATGCTTTTCAAACCGCTTGGCTTTTGAACGCATCGGCTCCTCAGAAAGCTGCAGCGTAGATAGAAAAAAGGCGACCCAACGGCCGCCCAGTTCCTCCCGGCACGCACCACCACAGCGCTGCCGGGTCGCGGTAAAGGTAGGCGAGCACACCACATGCAACCACCTCCCTTTATCGCGCTTTTCCAAGGCTCGGAAGCCTTGGTGTTGCTGCCTTTTCCACCACAGATTGGGCAGCTGTTGCGCCAGGGGTGAGCAACGGATTGCTCGCCTCGGCACGGTGCCGGTATCGATCCCTAAGATCTAGCCGGCGTTTGGGCCTTCTCAAGCCACGCGGCAAATGTATCACCACTGCATGCCGCGCGGCACTGGCAACTTACAAGGATTAATGCCATGAGCCGTATCATTCTGAGCTCTCTAGACCGGGCGCAGCGGGAAGTTTTACCGCTCGATCTCGCTCTTTACCATGCCGCACGGGACTACCCCGGTGGTGCCGCCGCCATCGCCGCCACCACCGGCCGGAATGCGACCACGCTGCAGCACAAACTTTCCCCCACCCACCCCAGCCACACGGTGAACATTCAAGAGTTCGGTGAGATTCTGGAGCTGACCAAGGATCGCCGCATTTTGGATGCGGTGCATGCGTTGGTTGGTGACACGATTTGGCAGGAGTTGGCTGAGGCGTACACCAATGACATGCCCGAGACGTTGACCACCGGTATCGCGGAGTACTTTCGCAAGGTGGCGGATCTGGCGGACACCTGGGCCAAGAGCATTGGTGACGGTGTCGTTACTGATGAGGAACTGGCCGCAATTCGCCTGCAGGTGTTTCGTGGGATTCAGGGGCTGCTGGGGATGTTCAACCGCGCCACGTATGTCAACCAGACGACGCGGGGTGTTGATCGTGGCT